CCATGTTGCCCTTAGATTCAAGGTTAAAAACGCTTGCATCTTTTGGAAGACCAGCCCAAACCTTCTTAGGTCCACGCTCCAACTGGCTTGCCTTAGCGCCAGTAATGATGGTCACAGGTGCGGCGTGGTAGTTGATGATGTCTGATACTTCGAGCATCTTTTCATTGAGTTCACGGTTCAAAGGAATGATGTCCCAAACGTCGCTTTGTCCCCAAGGAGACGATGAGATTGTTGTATTAGGAATGTGAACTACTGGGATTGTGCCGATGGCATTTGGATACTCGTCAATCAACTCGTCGTTAATAAACTGCTGAACCAAGTCCTCTGACAAGATTTCTGTAAAGGTGTAAACCTGACGTGTTCCTTCTGGAGAGGTACCCCAGAAACGGTATTTAAGTTTGAAGCGAAGAAGACGATCACGGTCATGAGGATGGTACTCAGGGAAGCAGTGCGCTGGGTTAAGAGGAATAACACGAATGCGCCCCTCGTGACCAAGACCGATGCTGTCCACGTATGGTTCCTCATAAGCAACCTTGACAAAGCAGTCGCCAGTTACAGAAGCCAACTGACCCATTTCCCACAATACGTAATGCTTATTGTTGTCAACTTCCCAGACGTTATGGAGGAGGTGTGGAATGATTGCTGAGTTCTGCTCTGGAGTACGGAACTGTACGCCTTTACCAAAACAAAAGTTAGTGATGTAGTCCGATAGGGTACGGACATAGTTCATGTAGAACTGTGATTCACCCATCTCACGGCGATACGACCAGTGATGCCCCAAGTACCAAGCCCAAGCCGCTGAATAACGGTTGAGGCGAGGACCATGAACCTCAAACTCTTCGTCGGCAAGTTCGACTAGGCCAAGGGGTGAAATGGCAACAGTTAGGTCACTGGAAGATGCTCTATATGATGGTGACCAAAAGTCAATAGCCATGAATGTGTAATCCTTGGTGCACTAAGGGGTGTTTAAATTGTATCCCACAGAATATTAGCCGAAAAGTGGTGACTGACGGGATGCCATTGTCGTTTTTGTATTCTTTTGTTCTTTACTTGCTTTGCGCTTTTCACTTGCTTTTTGTTTCATCTCGCCTAGAGACTGCTGGCGCTTTTGTTCAGTTTCATCAATGTTTTCTACGGTTCCCGGAAAGAGGAACATTCCTTGACCAGCGCCTGCTTCAAGTACACGCCTTCCGCCCTCGGTGTAGGTGTGTCGTGGTTTAGTTAGATACCCGTATGACACGTGCGTACCTACGGGGTCGGTTGATGAAACGTACTCCTCTGGTGTTTCATCGATTTCAATACCGTGACCAAGCATCTTTTCTCGCACATCAGGCTTACCTAAATTTGCTTCTGTTACACCACGGTCGATGTTCCACACAGCCCATTGGTCTCCGCTCATAGCGGCTTTACGAGCCTGTTGTGAACCTTCCGGGGTATCTGGAAAGTTCTTAGAGACGTCTAAAACTCCGACATCTTCTCCTAAGCCGTAGTCAGATGATCTCCAAGTACCCAAGAAGTTGGTGGTGTCTTTAAACAGTTTTGAACGAGAAGGAGCCTCAACAAAACTAGATACAACTCCCGTATTCAACTTACTTACCGGAACTGGTTCTTCGTTACCGGGGATTGAAACCATAGTTCCCGTTGTTGGGACATCCCCTGTCATTGGTTGTACCGTGTAGCCGGTACCTTTTACCGTCTCTTCAACAACCTTAGAGGGGTCGTACTTCCTCTTTGCCATTGTTACGCCTTCTTTTTAGCGGCTGGCTTTTTAGCGGCTGTTTTCTGCTTGGCTACTTCTTTTTCAACTTCTGCAATAACTTTAGGGGCTTCAGCGGCGATCTTGGTGATGAAAGAAGCGACGTCCTTGTCACCAACCTTGGTGCTGGCGTAAGCAAGACCAGCGGTGATTACGGGGATGATAGATGCTTGGATTGCTGGGTCAACATTGCCCTTGGCAAGAAAGTATGCAACGGCGCCGATAACAACGCCTTTAATAGTCTGGTCGGTGACCTGTGAACCTGTGCTCATTACAACTCCTAAATCGGTTACTAACCAATAATACTAGGTTTGTATAAATGTGTTAAAAGGAGCACCTGTGAATGGGTCAAACTTTGACGCAATTTGAAGCGCTTTAAGGACCGCTGTTTTGATTTGAGACTGCTGTGGCTTCTTAGTACCAATCATCGAAGATAGCGCCCCTAAAGCGTACATAGACCCCGATCCGGTGGCGTATACACCAGAGGCGTCGGGGGTCCATGAATAGTCCCCGTCAATTAGATAGATGTGTTTGTTTACAACGACCAACACCGACGAGTTGTGTTGCGCCATGTGATCTTTGTCTTCCTTACCGTCTGGTGGAGAGTACCCCTGAGAATCAAAACAACTCCGTAAAGACGGAACAAACTTGTTAGCGATAAAAGCGTCCAGTTTCTTACCCTTGGTGTTAGGCGGTGGTACTGGTGGTTGAAATACATGGTGCAGAATATTTATTGCCCTCATGTCACCAGCGGCACCCAACAGGTATTTACCGTTTAGAGCGACCTTGCTGGTTCCAGAAGCCATGGACATGATCTGGTACGGAACTCCAGATTCGTCTGTGTAGGAGATACGGGTGTCACACCCTACAACAACAAAACCATCCCCTTGAACCGCCACGAGAGTAGTCATTAGGAACCGAAGACTTTGCCCTTATAGAACATCTTACCGTCATGTATACAAAGCATCTCTGGGTGAAAAGGTCCTTCACCTTCTTGGTAATGGATAATTCCGAGACCCTGTTGCCAGTCCTCTACGCAGGTAATGGGGCGACCATCTAGGTCAATACCACCCTTGGTTGACGGTACAGCACCGTCTACACGGGCAAGACATCCGAATGAGATAGCGGCGATGGTCTTGGCACCATCCCAATCTTGACGGGTGCGCTCCGCCCACTCACGGCGGTGGATGTGACCGTAGACCACTGATGTCTTCTCAGTTGCTAGGTACTTGTGAGCAGTAGAACCGTTAGAGGCAACCTTGCTTCCATGAATGATCTTGATGCGGTTATTGAGCCAGAACTGACTCGCTGGGTAGCCGGGGAGATACTCCACACCAAAGTCGTCAAAACGGCAGAGGAATGGGAGGCTCAACACGGGCCACGAGTCAGGAGTGTTACCACGCTTCAAACCAAAAGACGCCTTGGCATTGTCCAAGATGTAGTTGGTCAAACGAGCCTCGTGGTTGCCTTCCAACCAAACGATTCGAGCATTAGGAGCCGCATCACGTAGACGAGCACACAATGTGGTTAGGTAGTCAATTGTTGCTTGTGTGGTGAGCGCAAACGCTGGACTCAAACGGTATTTACCAAACTCCGGTAGGTCGGCGTTGTCTCCGTTGAGGGCAATGATGTCTGGTTTTTCTTGTTTAGCAATACTGATTGCAAAGTCAATGGCATTCTCGTCATGAGTAGAAACCAAGGTTCCGTCCATCGCACGGAAGTATCCAGCCTGAATGTCTGGCAAAACCAAGCACTTCTTCCACTCAGAGATGGTGGACTTTACAGTTACTTTAGGAAGTTTGATTGCCGGACCTTGATGAACAGGGTTCCACTCTGGTCCGGTTTCCCATGCTGGTGAGAACTGGATACCCATGAGATCGTGAATCTCAGCGTCACCTTCCTCGTTCTTGGTCAGTGACTGGTAAAGAGATACACGCTTGATCTCACCAACTTCTTCGATGCTGATGTTCTGACGCTCTAAGAGTTCAGCGAGTTTGCCTAGTGTCTTAGTTTTTGTTTCTGGAGGTGAGGAAAGGCTTGCCGCAAGTTCACTCACAACCACAACCACCGTTCATGTGACGTTGAACACTGCTGGTGCTGATTGTATGTCCATGCTTTTTGAGGACGCCACAAAGCCATGCGGTGCTGTAGGTTTTGGACTTACCGTTACCCTCGTCGTGCTTGATAGCAACGAGTGCCCTGTCCAAGGCTTCCTGTTCGGCTTCTCCCATTTTGGAGCGGATTCTCATTAGTTTGCAACTAATTGTGTCTTTGTCTGCTCGTGGATTGGTTAAATCATCCAGCAGAGACGTTTTAATCTCTTTATCCATGTTTCCAATCTTTTCCTAATCATGGATGCCACCATGAATATGAACAAGATTATGGTAACAGACTATTTCTTTATGTGCCAGTCGATGTGATCGTTCAAACGGTCGGATACTTTGTCAACCGATTCAGTAAGATCATCTAGTTTTTTCATCACTTTTCCGTGGTCGGCAGAGTTTTGCTTCTTCATGTTTATGAAGGCTTTAACCGAAAGACCACCAAAAGTGGTGATCAGAGCAACAATGATGGATGCGAGTTCAGGAGACATATCAATCGACGATACCGTGTTGACGGCGCCAGTTGACCCACGCAATGGCTTGTGTTTGGTTTGGGATAGTAACTCCCATATCTGCCAAACGGTGAGTTGCGGCAACGTGGGCATTTACAAATGTATTGTATCGACCAATGGTTTGAAGACCTAAATCTGGTTCTTCACCGCCAACAGATACCGCTCGTTTGTTAACTGCGGAAGCGTGTGCGTGACGATCAATGGTTACTGGTTCTGGATCAGATGGGTTATACAAGTTTCTGTAAAAGTGACCAGTTTTTTTAGTCATTGGTAGCACAGCGCTTGGGTCTTCACCTTCACGAATGCGTCGTGCTTGCGAAACTTGCTGTGCTGTGTGTCCGGCTTTTCCGGTACGCATCATATCTTCAGCAATTTTTATATTTAAATCCCACCGCTTTTGAGGACTTAAAGCCGCAATGATTCCGGCTCCCATACGAACATCGCCACGGCCAGTGTTTCCTGCAATTTCCTGTCCTTTGGGATACCACACCATACCCGACGCAATATCTTCATCGCTTGCAGAACGGACTTGATGTTCAATATTACGAACCATGGTTGAAAATTGGAGTGGGTGTAGAGACTTACCTTGTATGCCTATAAGGGATTGTCCCTTTGGAGGATGCACAGTTTTAGGTGTATAACTTATCCCCTTTGGAACAACGAGACCACTTTCTCTTTCTTCCATGTCCATCAGATACCATCCTCATTCGCAGGATTAGATTTGTTGTATGCCGAAAGACCCTTCTTACGCATACGACCAGTATCGACGGGACGTGAGGGGCGCCTTACCGCAGGAGGCTTACGGTCCATTTTGTTGGGTTGCGCTTTGAAGTTGTCCAAAGGATCGGTATAAACCTCACCAATTCCTGACAGATTGCGGCGCATAACACGACCAGCCGGACCACGTAGGGTGTCGGCATAAGGGTTTGTGTATTCACCGTAATCAACGGGGCGTTGGGCTTGAGTACTGTCTCGGAACTCCTTACGGCGAGAACGGTAGACCGAAGAAAAGTTATAACCCATACCAAAACCTGAATACACAGGTGCTACGGGTATGCCAGAAGACGTAGAGGTCAGACCCTCGTTATCTGATCCCTCAGCACTCGGTGCGTCGGTAGAGGCGGTTGCATCTCCGCCTTCCATGATCAGTCGTAGACTACGGTTGGGTTCGGGCGGTTCATCTTGCCGCCAGTGTTCCACTCGTGCTCGAAGAACGGCATGTTGTCTCCAGCCATAGAACCCTGAACGAATTCAGAAAGAACGCTCGGAGCCTCAATCCACGATGCCGCACCAACATGGGCACGTTCACGCATGGTGTCCATTGGGTGCTTGTAGAACATCTCCGGGTTGTTGTGGTTCATGCGACCGTATGGAGCGGTGTCGTCATAGGCGCCCTTAGCGAAATCGTTAGGAACGTCGGTGTCGGTAGCCACACCCTCTTCAAAACGAAGAGGACCCTTGTTCATTGGGATGCTTGGGGCAAGCGAACGCTCAAAGACAGTGGGTGACTTTTCAGGAAACATGGGTGCTGGTGAAATTGGCACTTAAATCCTCCAAATAGGGGACGGATACTTATGTATTAACTTTATCACGTTTCTAACGATAGAACGGATTGTCTGCCACCGTAATGGAGGGCATAACCTCATGGAAGGTCATTGCACAGGCGATGGCTAGGCTGTCTGGGAAGTCGTCGAATGCGCCCTTTTCATTTGGGGCGGCGGCAAGCAAGTATGGACCTTTATATACTTTTTCTAGATCAGCCATTTGTTGATTGAACTTTTTCCAAGTCCTTACACGCCGTGCTTTTGAATGACCCGGAATAATGAGTTGATCTCTTTGAATCAACTCCGTCAAATGAACCCATCGTTCATGTTGTGCTTTGGCGTCTGACGATACAGCAATTACTTCAATGTCTGGAAGGAGCAACTGAAGGCGCTCCGCTACGGCTCCACCAACACCTTGGGCGTCCACACCCATACGAAGTACATCGTAATTGCGGATGAAATCTATTATTTGAAAATACTGCGATTCCCACTCTTCGTTGTTGATTTCTAACCAGTTGAGAACACGGTGTTCATAGAAACCAAAGGGGTCTTGATGATCCCAGTCCACCCATACGGCTGTGACGACCGTTGAGTCCGTAGCACGGGCGACGTCCACACCAACCACAATTGGAGTGCGCCACCATTGTTTGACTAATCCCATGGACGGGTCATACATGCGCTCCATGCGTTCTTCGGTGACGAACATACCCTTTTCAAGGATGAACTTATTACAATAAGACATCTGGAACTCGTCTGAGTCTTCGCCAATACGTAGTTTTTCTTTAGCAATGAACTTGGCGTAGTTGTCGTTGTACTTGGCGGCGGTCTTCCAGTCGTACTCAAAGTGACATGACCGGAGGCGCTTATTGTTTACCATCCGCCTCTTGTTGTATTGGATCATGCGGTAGAAATAGGACTTCTGACGGTTTGCCGTTCCCGTCAAACAAATGGAGCCGTTATTAAACGCCAGCATCGGCTTGATGGATTTGGTAATCATTACCTCGTCGGCTTCTTGTGCCTCATCCACGAGGACAAAGTGGTAGGTCTTAGATTCGATCTTGGCTTTCGGGTTACATGTCTGCATACGGCAGAGTGAACCTGACTTACGGAGCGTGATGAGTTTGCCCTTGCCACGGGAACCTCCTGAATCAGCCTTGTCGTCGATCTCGGGGTCAAGAAGGAATTCAACCGCATGCTCATTGGTTAGTGCGGTCACGATACGACCAAAGACGGTGTCTGCCTGCTCTTCAACAGGGGCAAATACGCCGACCCAAAAACCCTTAGAGAATTTGCCCAACCACGTTGGGTACACCTTGGACAGACGTGGCAGTAGCACCATCATTGACGCCAGAACCTTGGAAAGCACTTCCGATTTACCGGACTGACGGGTCGCAACCACTGTCATTTCTTCACCGTCGCCCAAGATGATGGACTCTATGAGACGGTAAGCGATGGGAATCTGGTACGGAAACAACTCAATGTCACAGAATTCCTCTGTAAAGATTATGCACCGTTTAACTAGTTGATCTATGAACTCAGCAGAAGTCTCATCCAATTCTTCTTGGATGTCTTCAAGTTCATTTGCCTCTAATTGTTGGTCATCTGTGAGCACACAACAAGTTTAACCTGATAAAAGAAAGAGCGCCGGACCACAACCGTAAGGTCCGGCGCTCACCTTGGGTGGTGACAAATTAAGGAGGAACCAGTCACCCAAGGCTCAGAAGGGGGAAGGGATAACCCC